AACGGGTGACTAACTGGACGGTCTATGTTGATACTAATGGGTGGGCAGCGTCCAATGCCACGCTGTCTGTTGTTGGTGGAAAACTCAGAGTTACCTGTGACGGAGCTGGCTTAGCTAAAGCATTCACGGTGGTGGGAGAGTTGACCGCCGGGTTTACGTATAAGGTGGTAGGCGGCGCGACCCTTGGTACTTCTTCTGCTGCCCGAGTCTCTGTAACCAGTTTAATCAACAACCAGGTGTTTGACCCAGATGGATTGTATTTCGTAGCAACGGGCCCTACAGCCGAGCTGAACCTGCATCTCAATGACTCCACCCTGGGTGTCTACTCGGACTTTGACAATATCTCCGTCAAACAAGTAGTCGCAGACCACTCCGGCAATGACAACCACCTAGACCTTCACGGCACTCTGAGCCGTGCGCCCATCGGCAACGGTGAGATTGCCGCATGGAGCGGGTTCAGCGCTGCGAATTATTTAGAGATTCCCTACAGTTCTGATTTTGATTTTGGGACTGGGGATTTCTATATCCCCTTATGGAGCTATATAGCGACATCTGATGCTGCTGGCCGGCTATTCAGTAGAACTGATAAGACAGGCACGGCATACGGTAGCGCGGGGTCTTTTGGTGTTTTGTCGGTGAGTGGTGATCTATACATACAAGGCTTGGGGGCATCATACGCCTCGGGACGTTCTTTGGTTGGGCTACACAAGGTAGATCTGAAGCGCGTATCAGGCACTCTCTATATATATTTAGACGGTTTTTTAATTCATACACAAGCTGCGGCTACTGATATAAGCAGCGTAAATTCACCAGTCATCTTGATTGGCGCGGGGTATTTCAATGGCGTTGGAGCAGATCCGTGGGAGGGATCTATCATGCTGCTCAAAGCTGGCTCTACTCCGCCATCAGATGAGCAAATCGCAAAAGCATACCGAGATGAACTTGCCATGATCCAAGGCAATGCTGTGTTGTCTGGAAACGACCCTGATATCAAAGCGCTGGCGTATGACAAAGAACGCGACCTACTGCACGCGGCCAGCGCCAGCACTGTATCGTCATTCAGAGGGCTGGAGCGTGTTGATTCAACAACCCCATCAGTAGGAACTATTTCTGCACTTGATGCACAGGATGGCTCTTTAATCATCTCTGGTAGTACAGGTGTTGATGTAGACATACCTGCTGTATCAATCCGTGAGCGACTAGCCCAGGCACTGCCGAAACCTACCGGCCAGACCGAAGATTTTTACTTTACCGGTGATGGGACTAATCCTGATTTCTCATTACCTAAAGGCTGGAAGCCTAAGCGAGTCTGGATCGATGGTGGCAAGGTTCGCAAGGGGGTCGCAGAGGATTACACGATCAAATCTGATGGCTTTGTTTACTCTATCAGTTTCGGTACAGCACCCGCCCTGAATGCCGAGATTGATGTGGAGGCGGTAAGCGTATGAGCATGATAAACCTACTGACTGAAACCACCGTATGGGAGCAACGTCAGATTGCTAAACGGGCAGAATCTGCGGTGCGGCGCTATTTCTCCCGTGATGCTGAACTGATACTCAACCGTAAGATAACCGGCGTGGCGCAGGGGGTGTATACACTACTTCCAGAAGAACAGGGAATGGCTGATCTGTTTCAGCAGTGTGCGTTTCAGGCCCAGACCGATGCACGGGAAGCTGAAGCCGACAACATACGCCTGGCGGCAGTGCTGGACTATGAACAAGCGCTACGAGATATCGCCCGTCTGACGTTGCTGATTGATGGCCGTGCCGAGGTTACAGCAGTGGAAGAGGTACCAGAAGAGATCGACCCGGACACCGGAGAAATACTGGTCGCCTATGTTGCCCCAGCACCGGCGATACCGGCCATTGCCCCGCTGGCGTTAACGATTGATAGCATCGACGAAACCGGAGATCCGGTGATTATCGACAATCCCGCCTATATAGCGGCCGTGGCCGAGCGTGATACCGCGCAGGCAGTGATCGATGCGGCCAGCCCGGAAACGCTGGATCTGTGGGGGTTGCGTCATGCGTAAACTAACCACTGCGCTGGCCGTTCTGCTGCTGACTGCCTGCACCACTACACCACCTAACCCCATCCCTCTGGGCGCTGAAGTTGCCCCCCCATATGGTTGTGTCGAACTCAGGAGGCGCGGCGGTGACTGCTGATCTGAAAGCGATACTCGATGAAGTGTTGGAAGCAACGCACCAGCGCTTCACCTATCGCTCTGATGCTGACGTTTGGGCAATGGCAGAACATTGGGAGACTTACGAACAGATCCCTTCTGAGGGGCCATTCAGTGGCGACTGTGATGCGTTTGCTATGGCATGCCGGAAAGCTGTGATGGCAAAGGGCATAAAGTCGCGCCTGGTGTTGTGTGGTGTGAATGATGCCCGTGGTGATCATCTGATTTTAGAGTGCCAGGGCTGGCTGCTGGACAACCGGTCATTTCACGTAACGAGCTGGGAGGACTCTGAGTACACCTTGATCAGCATCAGCGGCGAGAACCCCGGCGATGCCTGGCATCAGATAGTGAAAACTTAACAGGAAGGAATCCCATGGCAGATCCTATTTTTAAACAAGTCCTAACCGATTCAGGCATCCCGACGGACAGCGACAGCATGAAGCAGGCGTTTCAGCAGATCGCCACGGAAGAGGGTGTAACGCTGAACAATGACAGTGCGTATTCACCGTTCTGGCGGTTAATACTGTCTATCGCCAGCACACCCGTTGTCTGGTTGCTGGGGTTGCTGGTTGATTCGGTGCTGCCGAATAGCTTTGTAAAGTATGCAACCGGGGCGTTTCTGGATCTGCTGGGCTGGGCGGTTGATTTAGACCGAAAGCTGGGTGGAAAAACCCAGGGCCAGATTATTTTCGAGCGTTCCACTGTTGGCCAGGTGTTGGTTATCAAAGCGGGGACCGTGGTTCAAACGGTGCCGATTAACGGCACGACATATAAAGTGATTGTCGACCAGGACACCACGTTTGCAACCGCAGATAGCAGCCTGGTTGTGAATGTGACAGCCGAGAACCCCGGGGCAGCCTATAACCTGGCCGCAGGGTATTTTAACACCCTGACAGAGCCGGTTGCCGGGGTGTCTTCAGTGTCAAATCTGGCTGGTTGGATCACAACACCCGGTGAAGATGTTGAATCTGACGATGATTTCCGACTGCGGATTAAAAACCAGTTTTCGGCAGTGAATCAATACCACACCGACGCCGTGGACCGTTCAATGATTGCCGGCCAGACCGGTTTTGCAGCCGATCGCATCTATTTTGAACACAACGCCCCACGGGGGCCGGGCTCTGCCAATGCGTTTGTGTTGTTTGATGCAGGGGTGCCTGGTGCCGATTATCTGGCCCAGGTTAACGCGTATATCGCTGACCAGGGCAACCACGGTCACGGGGATGACCTGCTGGTGATGGCGCTTCCGGAAACCCAGCACACCATCGATGTCACGCTGTATATCCCCGACTGGTTAACCGATGCCGAAAGCACCACCCTGCAAACCAATGTTGATCAGTTTATCCGCCAGGCATTCAGGGAAAGCAGCACGGCGGGGTGGAGCCCGACACAGACGCCCCCCCGGGCCAGGTTTAGCTTTTCACGGCTGGGCGAGGAGCTGCACGCGCAGTTTAGCAATATTCAGTCGATCGCCTGGGGACAGACCGATATCGTTAGTCAGATGAATATCCCGCGACTGCAGGCACTGAATATCACGCTGGAGGTGATCACGTGATTAAAATCGACCTGACGTTTTGGGAAGCCGGGGAAAAATTAACCGCGCTGCAGCGAACATTTCAACAGGGGTGGGAACGGGTTGAAGGCTGGATAAGTCTACCGTTTGACCTGCAGGATGTTGATAACTGCCCCGTCAGCGTGCTGGATATTATCGCCTGGCAGCGGGACATCACACGGTTATCGGTTGAGCCTGAAGGGCTGTATCGGCGGCGGGTTAAATACGCCTATGTTAACGCCCGGGATGCCGGCAGTGTGGCCGGCTTTAAGCGCATCATGGAGCGGCTGGGGGTTGGGTATGTCGAGATAGATGAACGCCAGCCAGACCGTGACTGGGATGTGATCACGCTGCGCCTGTCCGATGACCAGCTATCAACAAACCCGCAGTTAATGCCGGTGATTATCCAGATGTATGGCCGCACGTGCAGGCGCTATGAATTCGAGGTGATCACCCCGATATCACTGGCCGCAGATGTTGGACATTTTGCCTGGGAACAGGAAACAAAGGTGGGGTCATTAATCCCCGCTAAAACCGTTATCGACACTGATCTGTACTTTGTACCCGGTTATGTTGATCCAGATTACGTGCAGTAGGAGAACAGCAGATGTCAGCTATTACACTCGCCGGCGAAGCGCTGATCGCCGAGAAACTTTTAAACGCTTCAACGCTATCCGTTGATACGTTCATTCTGGCGAATATTGCCGGGCTGGATCATACGGTCGCAGTTGATCGCAGCGAAGCGGTGCCCGCTGCCGGCGATATCGTCTGGCAGGGGGCTGTCACACAGAGCGGCTATATCAACCCCAATCTGATTGTTTACTCTCTGATGCTGGGCACCGACCTGGGCGACTTTGATTTTAACTGGCTGGGCCTTTACTCATCGACTGATGATGTACTGGTCGCCGTGGCGTATATCCCGGTTCAGCAGAAACGTAAAACCAGCGGCGTGCTGACCGGTAATAACCTGACCCGCAACTTTATGCTTGAGTTTACCGCGGCGCAGGAGATTACCGGCATAAACATCAGCGCCGACACATGGCAGATTGATTTTACCGCCCGGCTGAACGGCATCGATGAGCGCGAACGCTTGAGCAACCTTGATTTATTCGGAGCGGCTGTATTTTTTAATAGCGGCTTCAGGGTGGACCCGGATGTCACTAGTTTTCAGGTGATGCCGGGCACAGGTTATGTCGGCGGGATCAGGGTAACCACCGGGCTGTATCTGTTTGATGAAAACACACTGCCGACCAGCGTCTGGCTGGATGTTTCCCGCACCGGAGGGCCCAGCAGCGATCTGGCGCTGGATATTCAAGTAGTCACCGCTGAAACGCTAACCGATTACACCGATGTCGATGGAATAAACCACTATGTTGCCTTGCTGGCCGATATTGATGCCGGCGGGGTGATCACTGACCGGCGGCATGTGCTTAACGGTCCGATGGATACAATCATCAGTGATCTGATCGCCGCTCATATCGCCGAGACAGACCCGCACACCCAGTACTTACAGAATGCTGTCTACAAATCACGCGGCCTTGGCCGGCCCTTTTGGCATATGGGCGAAACGTCACCGGTCGGGGCGATGGCGTACAACAGCCAGATTCTGGCCCGGGCTGATTATCCTGAGCTTTGGGCAGCGCTGACTGATCCGGACAATAATTTCACGCTAATCGATCAGGCTGACGCGCTAACTCGCCCAGGCTGCTGGCATACCGGGGATGGTGTAACCACGTTCGGCGCCCCTGCTGTTCTGGGGGATGTCATCCGGGTATGGGATAGCAGCGGCGTTATTGACCCCGCCCGGGTGCTGGGTAGTCATCAGGACGATCAGAGCCTGCATGTTGATCAGTTTTACACCGCCGGGGGCGGTACCGGTACCGGTACCGGAACAATACCGGAAGATGGCAGCTGGTCACCATTTCTAAAATCTGGCCGTAGTGTTGATGGCACCGATACGGCGATAAAATTCAAAATGAATGCCGCTGAAACACGAATGAAGAACACCGCATGGATGCTGTGTTTCTGGTATGAGTGAGGAGTAACCGTATGGAATATCAATGCCATTTCGACCCGTATAACCGAGTGTTTACGCACATATCTGAACGGGTAATCAATCCACGCAAGCCGGGGGAATTTCTGCCGGTGATGTTTGCTACTCCCGACCCATTGCCTGAGCTGGGTGAAAACCAAACCGCACGCCGCAAAGATGATGACAGCGGCTGGGAGTTGATCGAAGACTTCAGAGGCGCTGTGTACTGGCTGGCTGATGGTAGTCAGCATCAGATTACCGATTTTGGGGTTTCGTTGCCTGTGGGGGCTCTGAGTGAGCCGCCAGAAGCCCCTGCAGCTGATCGCCGACTAACGGCTAAAAATAATATTGATAGCGCGGCGGGTGAAGCCCGATATCGGTTTGTCAGCAGTGGGCAGCTGATAGAGGAAGAATACCGCCTGACCTTGCAACAAACTAAAGAGTGGCGTGCCGCCGGTAGCCCTGCTGATGCGGTCCCGTTTGGAATGCAAAGCTGGATGGATGCTGCGGGCATTACTGCAGAAGATGCTGCACTGGACATCGAACAAACAGCGAATGGCTGGGAGGCGGCTTTACTGTCAATTCGTCAGCTGCGCCTGGCAGGTAAAGCGTCTGTTGATGCGTCGGGTGACACGGCTGATTTTGATGCAGTGGCCCAGGTGTATATCGATCAACTTAAGACGATTAAGCCCTAATCGGAGTACGCAGCAATGTGGCAAGCGTTGGCACCATCCGTTTCCAGCAGTTTAGACGATATCCGGCAGCAACAGGCCGGTGTTATTACTGCGATTTCCGGGCAAATAACCGCCGCGAATACCGCCCTGGCTAACGCCGATTCAAAAACAACATTCAGTGTCAACAGCCAGGCATCTGCCGCGGGCAGTTTAAATGCGCTGCGCGATCAGATAGGCCAGTTAATAAACACGGCCGGCAATTGCCTGGTGGTTCACCCTTGGCAGCAGGATGTCGGCACCGGGGACGGGATATACCGCTGGTTATCCCCGCAAACGGCGAACACGCGCATGGTTGAAAAGTTGCGCGGCGTTCTGGATGAGCGACAACCGAAGGATGTTTCAGAAGCGATCGCTATTATGGTGTTTGCGACAGGTATCGCTGAGTTTTCAGAACAGCTGCAGCTGTTGAATGCGGTTTTTCCAGTACCTGAGCTGCAAATGATTCAGCGCCGCTGCAGCGCATCGATTAATCATGAATCCAGCAAAATGCAGCAGGTTAATGCGCCACTCAATCCACACTGGGAAAACCAGCAGTACAACGACCTTCAGACCGTTAAACAGCTGGATAGCGGTATCGGCACGCTAATGGCACAAGTAGAAAGCTGCAGCGCAGATATTAACCCCATTACCGAGCTGCAGGCGCTGGCAACGAAGAAAACCAACCAGGTAAGCCAATAACAGCAAGACTGGGAAGATATGGCGGCAGGCAGTACAGGCGGCGCGTGGGTCGGGGCGTTCATT